TATCAAGGTAGCCAGATTTGATGAGCGCTGGGTATCCTGCCACTCCTGCTGACTTAGGACCACATATGGTTTCCAATCTGTTGGCGTGGGGATGGAAGTTGAGGACATTTGTTCGAAATATTTCATCTGCGTGTAACCTCCATATTGCATCAAGGCAGTTGGGGTCTCGGGTGTCCCAATAACGTCTGAGATACGACTTATCCTCTCCAGTTAGGGAGAGGATTTGCGCTTCGTCGAGTTGGGTGAGGAGTTCGATGCCGGATGGGCCGACTAGGGGTTGCTGAATGCGAGCTTCTTCGGAGCCCCAGGCTTCGCCAACGATGACGAGAGGGGTCACCGCTTGCCCTCAAGTCGCCTAATCTCATCATCAATATACCACTGAGCTTTCTTAAGATTCTCCACCGGATCGCCCTTGTCCATATACCTCCACAGATACTTCACCGCATTCCCCGCATTGAAGTTCATATGCCTCGTGACTTCAATGCACTCAATCCCGCTCGGATGGCGCCGATAGTGCGAGGGATTGATGGCGTCTTCCGCAACAGATTCATGATCGTTAGCTCGCTGCGGTTTAGGGCTCTGGCTATCTTGAGGATCGACATCCCCTCGCGACGGGCTGAAATGGCTAGACCCCGTTCCAACGGCGTCATGTGGCACTTCGACCCGAGTTTTGAGCCTTTCTTCCGTGTGGTTTTCAGCTTCCCCGAGTAAGGAATTAACATCGAACACGGGCCTCCGTTTGAGTTCTTCGGTTATGCCTGGGAGTTTGACCATTGTGGCTCCATGTAAAATGGGAGGCCATTGCTGACCTCCCAAGGGTTAGTGGTTATTCCTCAACCGGGGCGGTTTTGCCGATATTGGCATAGACCGTAGTGCCATCAGGCGAGGCCTTGTGGATGATTGAACCCACGAACTGACAGTTAGGGGTATCATCAATGCACTGCCGAGTGGTTTTCTCTTCGTCTGCCACGCCGCAATGATCGAGGAACTCCTGAAGCCGATAGAGTGAGTCAGGAGTCACATAGAACGTGAGCTTGGTGGTGTAATCCTTCAACTCCCTCATCGTTCCATCAGACTTGGTGGCCCATTCAGCGAGAGCCTCTTCGTCCACGTCATCGAATGCGCTAAGCGGTTTGCAGGTAAATTCGTAGAAGTCCGTCTGCTTCTCCTTGGACTTGTCTTTTCGCGGCATGCCAATAATCAGCCACTGGTAGGTGCCGACTGGAAGGGGCTTGGGCTTGTCGATCTGGGTTGAGGGCTTGTCGAGGATGTCGGAGATTTGATTTGCCATTTGGTTGTTTGCTTTCGGTTGGTTGGGTTTAGAATGGGATATCGTCGTCTTCGGTTCTAACTGCTACTTTGTTTACTTCCTCCTTTATGATTTCGTTTAAAAGCTGCATCAAGAGCTTGTCGCTTTCCTCGATGCGTGATTGAATCGAATATCCACGAATGTGCTCAGGCAATCCTGCGCTTCTTAATAGAGAGTCTTTGATACTTAGCACAGCGCTAAGTTTCTGAGTAAGATTCATATCTTCCTCGCTAGTGTAAGGGCCTTTGGCTTAACCACCTCAACCACCTTAGTGGCTTCGGCAATCTTCGGAGCAGCCCGGAGGACCCCAAAGAATTCTGCAAGTCCGATGTCGATTGGATATGACTTTGCCATGTCGAATGGCTTTGGGTTCTTGAGGTCAATCATCGCCGTGGCGACTGTGCTTATTTGTCGCTTGCCGTTTTTGTTTTCACAGAGGGCGACACTATTGAAGTACCGAGGTATGATTGGACCCAAGGCTGACCCGACACTGGTCGGATATCCCTTTTTACTTCCATCCGGGTTCTCGATATATCGTATATGGCTCGTGACGATGACGTTGGTTCTAAAGCTTTCGCCAGTGACGAAGGCCAAGACACTCTCAATTGCATCTTGAGCGTCTTTGTAGACTGCTCTCGCATCGTGCTTGCCATCCTTACCACGCGGGGCCAAAGGCTCACGGAACGCAAATGCGGCGTCCGATAGAAACGTGAGGGAATCAATGACAAGGATGCAGTTTGATCCCCACTCGCTTGGCACACCAAGGTCAGTCTCACTCCCTCCATCGGTGTATTTCCAACGGTCAAGTAGTTTAACAGCGTCCACAAACGCTTTGGGGGTACCGGCGATGATAGGGCCTTCGGGGCCAGATTTATATTTATCTCGCAACGTTCGATATTCGACGTTGTCGATCTTGTCTGGGGAGTCTCGGAGTATGAATTGTTTGAGGACATCGAGGCCATTGTCCATGTCTAGGATGCGAAGGGAGAAGCCGGCGACGACAAGGGAGGCGAGGGCACCGGTTTTGCCAGAGCCAGAGTCGCCTTCGATAAGAAGTTTGGTGAATTCGTTTGATTGGTGATCACTGAGTTTGGGCAAGAAGCACCTCTGTGTATAGGGTTAAAATATCACCATCGCGTAGATCCAATCTCGTGGTGTCGAGACTGAGCCTGATGGTCGTTGGCGAACCATATTCCGCACCGAAGCTAAGGGTGAAGTGGGTTGGCGATCGGTCGGTGATTCGGGCTTTGAGAAGTGGGAGGATGATGCGGGTTTGGTCTTTCATTTGCTCCAGAAGCCTCCCATGCCGAGGATAAGTGCAATCCATAATGTCATCCACATGCAATGCATACCATTGATTGGAGTATTGCTTGTTGGTTTTCCGTGCCGAACAAATCCACCAATGGTTACTAGGATAAGCATGAACGCCATAAGTACCTGTGGCCAAACGCTCAACGTGGCTTTAACGGATTCCATCTCTCTTCCTCCGGTAGTTTGATAAAGTCTGCCTTTAAGAACGCTTCACGAACGGATGGGTCCTTACTACATACACCACGAAACTTACACCCACCAAACTTATCACACGCGGTGTCGTTTTGGGGCCAATAGTTGATCGTGGCGTATTGCTCCGCCATGTGAAGGTGGATGCGGAGGTCTTGTATCCACTCCTCAGTCTGCGCTGGGGTGCGGAATGTGAATCCACGTTCGAATGCGTTGGGTTTGTCGAGGAGGATCTGGGCTGCGCTGATAATGACCCCTTTGATAACCCCACCAAGCACAACCTGCCCTGCAAGGGTGTAGAGGGACATTTGGTTATTTGGCGACCATTGGTTCATGTAGTATGATCCAGCGGCGGTGGTTGTGGTTTTATGATCCATCACCATGATCTGGTCGTTGAACGTGACGACGCGATCGAGGTGGCCGCAGAGGATGTAGGGTTGTGCTGTGTCATTTCTACCATCATATGCTTGAGGGGCTGTCGGTCCCCAATCAAGCTCAAACCTAAAGCTCACCTCAGTCGCCGCTGAGCCATCTTCCCTGATTATAGTTTGCGCTGGGTCGTCCTTGTACTTATCGAGGTAGTCGATGACGAGTTGGAGCAAGGTTCTTGGGTTTTTGTAGTTCCCTGCACGAGTCGTTGTGTCAGGATTCCAGTCATGAATCCGGTTAAGAAGGCAAAGAATTGTATCCCGTAGAGCAGCGTCGTGGGATTGCCCAGAAATGCAAAATCCATCATATTCCTCCAATGCCTTATGATATTCCTGCCCAAAGCGAAGGTGAACGGAATCTTCCTTTGGGGTCCAGCCGTCGAGCATTATGTATTGGTAGAGGCGAGGGCAGGTCTTTATATAGCCGATTGAGGTTGAGTCCCATGCGTATTGGATTTTGGTGTCTGGGAGGAATGGACTGAGGGGTTGATTGGCCTTCTTCATATGCGTCTCTTAATCGTCGGCGTTACCGGCTTCAACCCAAGTGCTTGTAGATCGATCTTCACCGCAGGGCCACTATCCTTCTTCGGCCGTTTGCCGCCAGCTTCCTTAACCGCCCGTTGATTGCGATGGTAGGCAATGATGGCGTCTAGGCGCTTGCGGCCTAAGGTGCCATCTGCGGTGGATAAGGACATTGGGTCTAGGGTCATGAGGTAGTCGATGTCGTTGAGTTCGTCAGTCATCGGTAAGGTCCCTATCCATTAATCGATTCATGCTCTCAACCACATTGGTTCGAATCATTCGGCAGTGATTCTGTACCAATTCCCGAACCATTGCAGTCCATCCAGGCCCATAATGCTTCATCATCGTGGCTTTGTCTTTGGTATAGAGGTTAATCTCGGCTCGGGTAACGTCAAGGGAGGGGCGGGGCATCAGGTATCTCCGTTGTTTTCCGTACGATGAATACTTCCTTAAGCCCCTCCGGGCAGAAGGTCATAAGATTAGTAAAGGCTTCTTTATCCGCCCAAGAATCCCGCGCCATGATTAGCTTATGACGAAACAAGATCGGGTCCGTGGCTGGAATGCCGATGCCGATTTCCTCGGTCTGAGCCCGTTCCCAAATCGCGCGGAGGAGTTCAGGTGAGAGTTTGGGCATCGCCATCCTCCGCTTCGATTTCACTTAGAGATTCAATCTCCGGCGCGTTCTTGTCCTTGGGTTCGACGTAGAGGAATATCGACCCATCCTCTCCATGGCGAATACGAACTTGCAACACATCATACTGTGACTGTCCATGCATTGGGTCGCCAATTGGATACGTGCGGAGGTTTTCCTTACGATCGATGGCTCGTGCGTTGTTCATCCGCATTTGATAGTTCCGTGCGGAGGCATGATTGTCGAAGACTAGGCGAATGCCTTTGGGGTCGTCTAGGGCCTTGTCGTAGATTTCATAGATGTCGCGGTAGGACATTCGATTGGACGGGATTGGCATTAGTCATGGTCCTTCATTTCCTCGTATGCTGCATAGATTGATGCAGCCCAGAGCATTGCAGGTTTAATATCAGTATCTTCAAGCCCATCACTACATTGACGTAAGATTTCTTTTCGTAGTGATTCATTTTCATCATCAGGAACTAGTTGAAACAATCCTGCGGCGCACCGAAGATGGTAGACGCAGAGTTTTGTTGCCTCGTCTCGAGTTAGCTTTGGGGCGTCGTATCCTAAGCGTTCGGTTACCATTGGATTGTCCTTGAGTCGATTTCGAAATAACGGTCAGAGGATCGGGTTTGTATCACATACCTCACATTGCGATCTTGCGGCCCTTCGCCAATCAAATGCGGATCGAGATGGTAGACAAGAGGAAACTCCAGGCCCTTAGACTTATGTCCAGTCATGAGTTGGATCGCTCCGCGTTGTTTGAACAGATGCTCCGCATAGCCAATGGCTTGGCCTAGGTCGGAGCCTTGGCGGATTATAATTCGCATGCATTCAGCCATGTCGGGGGCGGTCTTGGAGCCTTTGGCTAGCTTTGCCTCAAGCCATCCATCGACCGCCACATTTGCTTCATCTCGGTTAAGGTCATTGTCCCCGAGTTTCTTGAGCGTTGTAACGAGTCGTGGGCCGATTTCGCTACCGACCATGTTAATGCCATGTCCATTAGCAATAAGTTTAAACGCAAGGCTAAATAATGGCGCGTTGTTTCGGCAGATGAAGACTGCATTTGGTTCGAAGTCTGCTGCGGCGTGGTAATCTCTGACACCTACTTCTCCTCCGGGGTTGAACCATTTGAAATGTGGGACGTGCCAGCGAGCATTGCGTACGATGGCTTCTGGGCAACGAAAACTGATACTTAGTACAAGATCTGACATAGCATAATGTTGAACGGCCTGTTGCATACCTGCGGCGCTGGCGCCTCTAAATCCGTATATATTCTGATGTGGATCTCCGACACCGATCAATCTCCTATCGCCAACCAGCTTGCGGATCATTTCGTGATTCACAGGATTCAAATCCTGATACTCATCTACAAGAGTAAGCGGGAATTTAGGATATGCTCCACCAAACAATGCGGACATATATACCTGATCGTTGTAGTCGATGCACCCATCGTATGACAGCTTAATACCCTGTCGTAGAACCGCATCAATGAGGTCTGACACAAGGTCGTCGGGCTCTTCATCGAGAGAAGAGTGAAACGCACTCTTACCTGTGAGTCGTGTTGCGGTAGGGTGAATTCCTTCTGGAATATAACCAATGGCTTTGGCGGATTCGACCCCTTGCCGGACTTGGTCGTAGGCGGACCACATCGTGCGGGCTTCTTTGCCTTTGACTTCATCGGTTATGCCTTTGAATATGTTGTAGGTCTTCTTGGTGTCGAGGGATATGCCTTTGCCAATGGCTGAGGCCCAGATACGATGACCCAGGGCGTTGAACGTGCGAACGGTGGTTGAGCCGAGCATACGGGCAGTGGCTTCGTCTGCGTTGCGTTTGTTGAAGCAGAGGTAGAGTATGGGCTTTTGTTTGGCTACGCCTTCGAGCATTTCGAGAGTTGAGGTCTTGCCTGTGCCTGCGAGGGCATTGACCATTAGGTTGGAGGTTGTGGTTTTGGTGTGGTGGATGATGGTTGATTGTTCGTCGGTTGGTGGATGGGTCATAGTCCGCTTTCTGGCTTTGCCTCAAAGTTACATCGAATTGCTGCCTGTTCCCATTCAGACTTATAGTTTTGCTTAGATTTAACTTCAATCAGGATATCAGTTGGGTTTATGTTAAGACCCAATACGCTACTAATGTAATTGCTAATTGCACTGCGAATATCATCTTCAGTTAGCTCAAGCTTCGCTTTCATCTCAATTCATCCTCATTCTTGATCCAGTTGCCAACTTCGTTACTTGACCAACGACTTTCTCCAATAGCTGACCAATGCCAAGGAATCCTGAGCCAATGACTTCATCGTCATTGGCCTTTCTTAAATGCCCCAAGACATAGGCAGCCTCGGCTGCTAAACGTAAATGCTCTATCAATACTCCATAAGTCATTGCTTCAGATGCTTGCCCGCCTTCGGTCTCGTATTTACTATAGCCAGTCATTCATATTCTCCTATTAATCTTCCCCACAATCGCTGGATGGCCTTGTGGTTTGGCAAGGCCGAGTTCTGCGAGTAGGGAGCGTTTGGGGGATTTGGGTTCGACGCGAGGGGGATAGTGGTCAGGGAGGTCGATTGGCATATCAGTTACTTCTGCGGTGACTGATATATATTCCATATCACCTTGAGCTATGGCTAAATCCATAAAGTCACAGTGCCAGTATGGATACGCCCGATGGCCACTGGTGGGAATGATCCACCAATAGCCGAGGCCATCGCATTCACTACATTCCTCTGGCCCGTGTTTTGGCTCATACCATTGATCAGTGACGGAGGTATAGGATTGGCACTCGACACAGACTTGACGGATGGCAATGTCGAATGCGGCTTCGCCACGGACTTTGTGGGCTATGAGGTAGGGATCGGTCATGGCTTTAGCTGAAATATGTCGAGTTGCAGCTTCTTCCATTCCTCATATTCCTTGCGCATGGTATTGGATGTCAATTCAATACCATTGATAAAGAACGCATCGAACAAACGATCTTCGGCTTCACGAATACATGCACGTGGGATGAAGTCATGGAGTATGTGCAGTACTTGTTGGATCGAGATACGGACTGCCCATCGATCTTTATCTAAGGCTTCCATTGCTTGAATCGCTGTGCGTTCTGTCATCACACCAACCCCAGCTTCCGCAACACATTCAACGCAGTTGCTCGTTCAGTATCCGTTTGCACAACCTTGTTCTGCTTTCGATACACAACCGATGCGCCTGCTGATTGGCAAACGTAACCGGGTTCGACGGGGGGTTTGGTGTAGTCCTTTTCGGCGCTAGGTGCGAGTTCGTATCGTTTGCGAAGGAAGTTGAGGGCTTGTGATAGCCCCCCTTCGGTGATTGGGAATTTGGTGATGTATGGATTGCCCATGGAGGATGGGATCTCGGCATAGATGTGGTT